CACTTCATTGGTAATGAAGAGGTCGGCGGTTCGACTCCGCTCGTTAGCTCCAAGGAATTGTCCCCGAATTTGGCTATATAGCTTTGTTTGGGGGCTTTTTGTTTATCCTTATATATTTCTTATCATCAAGCAATTTTTTGATTTTGTCCTTTATTTGTCCTTTATTGCTTTCAAAATTGCAAAAATATCTTATTCAGATTATTTAATAAATTTGTCACATAAAAAGAAAAGCCAAACCGCATAACAAACGATTTGACATATATTTTTTAGACATAAATATTATAATTTCAATTTTATTATCCGTATAAGCCGCATATTTAGCCTTTAAAGCTTTTTTAATATGTTTGCTTGTACTTTTTTCGGGCATAATAAAAAGCCGCTTGCGGCGGCGGATAGGTTGAGTATTCCGCCGCATAAGGCGGCTTTTATATTTGACTTTGTTATTTATGTGTGATATAGTTTAAATAAAGAGTGACTTAACGGTCATTCTGCTGTTATGAAGATTTTAGATGTAGAAGAAAATTCTACCCCAAGCCGTTCACTTTTGCAGAAGTGGGTGGCTTATTTTTTACAATTCAATCTTTTCCCCTGTATCAGCCTCATATTTAGCCTTGATAGCCTTTTTTACATATACGTTTACACTTTCATTTTGTTCTTTTGCAGCGGTTTCAATAACGGCTTTTTTTCCTTTACTCACTTTTATTTCTATGCGGTCATAGTTATTTTTTACATATTTAGCCGTTGCCGCTTGTTGTGCTTTTGAAACTGTCATATTATCACCTTTTTTTCTTGACTTTGATGTTGATATGTGGTATAGTTTAGATATAAGGGGAACGGTAAACAGCCGTTTCTAATACATAGTTTATATTTAGTGTAGAAAATATTTTTCTACCCAAATAACCGTCCTATTGCGTTAGGGCGGTTATTTCTTTAATATCCATACAATAAGCAAAATCAATACAAGTTGTATCGTTGTTTCACTCATAATATTTCCTTTCCGAAACAGAGCCGCCACCGCTCCAATATATCAAGGTCACATAAATTTCTTTATCACCTACAATTAATCTCTTAATTGCAATTTTATTATAACTCAATATTACATTGTCGTCAATATACAATTTGTATAATATATTGTCGATAATATTATATATTTTGTATATTGCTATATTGTCGATATTATAGTATAATATAACCATAGTCAAGGTTGACTACATAAAAAAACGAAAGGAGCGAAACACAATGAGAAACATTCACACAGTCCGCCGCATAGTTGCAACTATGGCAAACAGATTGAAGAAAATGGGCTTAACACTTTCCGCCGCATTTAAAAAGGCTTGGGAACTGATAAAAGGCAACACCATTGAAAGCAAGATTGCCGGAGTAACCAAAGGGAACAGACAAAAGGCACTTGCACGCATTGCGGCGGCATACCGTCCTAATCAAGTAAGAGTATGGCTTGAACGTGACAAGGCAAATTTACACGATAACAACGCCATAGCCGTTATGATAAGTGTAAATAGGTCTGTCGCTTACAAAATAGGTTATATTCCCCGTAATCTTGCTTATGTCATATCAGCAGGTATCAGCCTTAAAACCGTCTTTAAAGAGGTCAGAGGGCATTACACCCGTTTTATGAATTACGGGGCAGTAATAACCTTGCAATTATCATAAAAGAAAAAAGCCTTGTATAAGCTACCAACTCATACAAGGCAAGCACCACCACAAGGGGCGGTAACTATATCACACACTTAAATTATATATTACCGCCTCGAATATGTCAAGCACGGAGGTATATTAAAATGTCAGATAAAATTCAAATAAAAGATAATTTAAGTCTTACAGTCGGTAAAATAGCTGATATTAAATTTTTAATTGAAATTATAAGAGAAAATTATTTTAACCAATATAACGTTGATACTCCAAATGACCGTCAAGCCATTGTATGGGAACACAAGCAAGCCAAAGCTTTATTTAATATTTTAGCCGACAACCTCGAAAACATTTTTAAAACTATTGAAAATACAAATAACGATTTAAAAGAATTTTAACAAAAAAGTTCAGAAAATATGCTATAATTGCATATTCTCTGAACTTTTTTAACAGAGTAATAATTTAAAATATACCTGCTCTATGCATCCAAGTAAGAACTTTTAAATCTTCATATGTAAGTCCCCAACCGTTTTCCTTGTCACCCTTTAAAATGCCTTTGTCTACCGCCGCTTGAACAGGCTTTCTTGCCCATTCCGGCATATTTTCATCTATATAATCATATATATCCGGTTTTGCAAGTTCTTTAATTAATTTTGTCAAATGTTCAACTTGTTCTTGAAGTGCTTTTAATTGTTCCATTTCTTTGTCCTCCTGTTAGATCTACCTGTAACTTTATAAATTTTAAGAATTATATATCATCAAATCAAATATATTATTATCTCTACAATATTTTTTTGCCGAAGTAATAAATCCCATAGACAACGCAAATAATTCAGAAATGCGGCGGAATATTTTATTCAGCTTATCTTCTTGTAAATCATTAAACATATATTCAAAATCGGTTTTAATAACTATATTACAATATTCTTGTAATGAACTATACAATTTTTCAGATATTTTTCTATATAGTTTCATTTCCTCTATGCTTGTACACTCCGGAAATGAATTAGATTTAAAATGTATGTTACATAATTCATCAGTAATATTTTCTATATGATTTATAATATCTTCTACTGTCTTTTTATCCAAACCTTTTATAGTTGTATATGCTCTTAATTCTTGCAAAAGTACAGATATTTCATCTAATCCATTTTTATAATCGTTTATTAAATTTTTCATTCTACACCTTCTTTATACCTTAGTTTCGTTTAAAAGGTTTTCCATTTGGTCTATATCTTTTACAGCGGCGGAAAGTGGTGATTTGAGCCTTATTATTTCAACAATAGCATTATAAGCTATATCAGCTTGTTTTAAATAATTCATACTGATTTCAGTATAAAATGACTTTGTCGGTTTCTTAGTTGTAGGGTGTTCAGCCGTTAAGCCACTCCGTTGTATTTCCAATTCACACTCAAGCCACCTTGCTTTACATAAAGCATATTCTTCTATAAGGTGATTAGGAACATCTTCATAACAATTTAAACCCTTTAGCCATTCGATTGTATTATTATATATTGATAATGCTGTTTTATTATCTACTAAACAGATTGTATTTAATTCAGCTTTATCACCTTTCATAAGAGCCTCCTTATTGCTGAATTTTTTATCTATCGTCTGTTTAGGTCTTCCACCCGTTCCGGGCTTAGGTCCTCTTTTCCCCATTTTTTCACTTCCTTTTTTTAAGTTTTTTCTTAAAACCCTTATTTTAAGCCATTTATGAGGCTTAATAGGTAGGCAAAACTTCGGTGTTTTTTCTCACAAAAGGGGGCGGCGGTCTACAAAAAATAATATATTTGAGATTTTTACACCCCCTACACATCTTATAAATTCCAATGAGTTACAACACTACGTTAGAGCCTATAAACCGCACTACTAAGCCATTTTTCAGTAATTCCAACATTCTAACGATTTTTTCATATATATAAATATACGTTTATAAAAAAAATGTATTTATATACCATTTTATTTTTTACACGCACATATATATAAATATCGTTAGAATGTTAGAATATATATATATTATTATTAATATATTATTAAATATATAGTTTTTATGCGGTTTTTAATTGTTTTACATCATTCCAATAAAACTCTAACAAGTTCCAACATTATTAGAATTTATTTAAAATGGTGATACATCATCTTTTACTTCAAGATATTCATTATCATTTAAAATCATTTGTACATAACTTGCTTTACAACCGTATACACTCATACTATGTAACCATTTTCCTTGAGGTGTTTTTATTAGTTTATTCCGCTTTGCAAGTTCCGGCATAACCGCACCATAATCAAAGCCGGCACGTTGCAGATATTCGGTAAGTACATTTTTATTTATTATCGCAACATCATCTTTTATTTTTCCCCATACTTCCCCATTATTATTAATTGAGTCTTTAAATCTGTTCATATTCTGTGATACCCAATTTACAGCCCAATTATATGCACGTTCAGAATTATCAATCTCTTTTTGTGAAGTAAGAAAAGGTTTAATATTTTCTATGCTTAAAGGTTTCTCACCTTTAAAAATACATTGTTCTGATAATTCATCAGACAATAATAAAAATGTCATTGCCATAAGCTGCTTATCTGTACTATCCGTATTGTCTTTTAACTTTGCAAATAAATCGTCATACCTGTTTTTTAGTTGTTCAAGAGGTAATTTTTTTATATATTCAATATATTCCTTTCCGGCAAAGCCATAATTATCCCTTATTATCTGCATTGTAATATGACCGTCATTAATAATCTTACTTTGTGCAGCTATATTAATAATACGGTTTGAAGTTCCGCCGCCGCTATTATACTTTATAATATTTTCTTCGGCTGTCGTAATAAAACAGTTCGCCCAATGTCTAAGCTTTTTTATGCCGCCGCTTGCTGAACCTTGTATCTTTCCTTTACCCTCTGTTAAATTCATTATTAAGGTATCAAAATCATCTTTATTTTTAACTGTTTGCCCCTCATCAATAATAACCGGTAAAGAATAAAGAAAAGCTGCTTTCTCACTTAATGCGTATTCTGTTCCTCTGAATGATTGTATTAAAGCATTATTGTTATATGCACCTTTTCCCCAAACACTTGCAGCCACGCATAAAGCTACTGTTTTTCCCGTTCCTGTTCCGCCCCAAAGGTGAACAATAAAAGGTAAACCGCCTATACGCTCTATAAGTGGAGCGGAAAAACTCGCCGCCATTACAAGCCTTAAATAAATATTCTCACGAAGTAGCAAGCAATGTTTTCGCCATACTTCAAAATTACCTTTACTTTTTAACTGCTTTATAATATCTTTAAAGTTCAATTCACTGTCACATTTTATCTTGTCTGAATACGGTACAAACTCATTATTTACCCAACCAAGTCTATTAACAGCTTTATATATTGGTATATTACTACTATTCACTTGTAATATATATTGCAAATATTTTATAATATCCTTTGCGGTATCTGATGTAATATCAATGCTGAAATTTGCAAGATTAACTATTTTAGTATTACTTGCAATTCGTTCACGCTCTACACTTATAAAATTCCACTTATCACCGATTGTATAAGCAATTACTACTGTTTCGGTGTTCTCATTTATATTTATATATCTTGCCGTTATTAAAATTGGGTGGCTGCATATTAACACCGTATTTATATCACCCTCTTTAGTTTCAATTACTTTATATACTCCCGTATCATCTACGATATAGTTACCACATTTATAATTATTAAATAGTTCGGTATAATCTTTTGGAATATTTTTTATTGATATTTTTCCTGTACACATTTCTAACCTTTTCCGAATTGCAAAATCTTTCTTATAATGCTTTAATGTATTGTTAAATTTTGTTTTAACTTTACATTTTTCCGCCGCCGATTTTGCAATATTTAAACAGGTTTCAATTATTTCTGCACTGTTTTTATCAAATATACTATCTAATAATTCTATTACATTTTGTTCTTCATACTGTAAAAAAGCACTTGTAAAAATGTTTTCAAGTTCATCACTGTTTTGTGCTATACTTTCGTTCAATCTTTTTCACCTCTTCCGTTTCTACAAGTCTTTTCTTTTCCTCAAAGTCCCCATAAAGCATAATATCACAATAATACTCTATTCGATCAATATCTTTTAAAGCTTGTATATATTCACTTTTAAACTTGCATAAACTCATATTATGCGGCGGAATATAATATATTATAATCTGATGTAATCTTCTATAATGCGCAATTAAAGCCATTTCAACAGATTTAAACCGCCTCACATATATTTTATTTATTACTCTGTTCAGTCCTTTTTCTATGTACTTTTCTTTTTCCGCCGGTTTAATACTAACTTTATTATTAAATTCTATACCTAAGTTAAACTCAGTATTTAAAATTTTAACCGCCCCGATAAAATCAGTATTATAAAACATTCTTGTAAATTCAATAACATCACCACCTACACCACAACCAAAACACTTGAATATATTTTTCTTTGGGTGTACTGAAAAAGATGGAGTCTTTTCGTGATGAAACGGACAACAAGCCTTATTGTGCTTTAAATTTACTCCGGCACGTTCTGCAATATCAATTATACTTACATTTTCTTTTATATACTCTGTATAATCTATCATATTAATTTACTCGGACACTTTTCTTATTCCGGCGGCGGTTATCGGTTCGCTTTCAGTCGTTCCACCACATAGATAATTATTAAGTATATCCATATTGATTAAATATTTTGTACCTACTCTTACAGAGGGTATCTCTTTTGAAATTATAAGGCGGCGGAGTGCCGGCTCCGTTAATGCGGTGTACGGGTCAGCTTGCTTTATTTCTTCTATTGCTTGCTTTATTCCTCGCATATGCGGCAGCTTTGTAGCCGTTAAAGTTATTTTATTATTTGACATTTTGCTTAACCTCCCTTTATTAATTTTCTTTGTTTTTCAAAGCTTTTTTCTCCCAATATCTCTTATTGTATTCTTTAATTTTATCTTTGTTATTTGACCTCCATTTTTTATAATATTCTCGTCTAACTTTCAATGTTTGCTCATTATTTTTTATTTCACTCATTTTTTTATCCTTTCTTTTATTTTTTTTGCGTTTTTATTGACAAGTAAATTTTTTTTGCCTATAATTAATTATAGCATAAGAAAAATAAAAAGTAAATATATTTTTACTCTTTATTATATAAAGCAATTATTTTTAACTTTAAGGAGTGTTTGTAATGTCAATGCAAATAAAAAATAACAGAGGTAGAAAACCTAAAACAAATGAGTATAATTCAATTTTTTCTCAACGATTAAGAGAACTAATAGAAAAAAATAATTTAACATTGCCTGAACTTGCAATGCAAATTAATACAACTCGTCAATCAATAGGACAATGGAAAAATGGTGATACTGTACCTAATATCATAATGTTAAAATCTATTGCGGAATTTTTTAATGTTTCAGCTGATTATTTACTCGGTTTAACAGAAAATACATCAACAAATATAAGTGAGATAGGTATATCAAATAAAACAGGCTTTTCAACTTCAACAGTTGAAAATATTCTTAATTTGTCTGCCGAACATAAAACAATACTTGATAAAATTATAAATGAACTTTTAAAAAGTGACTTATTAGAAAAATTTGAAGAATTAAAAGAAAATAATATAAAATTAATAAATCTTTATCAAACTGATAGTATATATAATAAATTAGTTGAAGATGAAGAACTTACATACAATACAATAGATAATGCTGATGAACTTAACGGCAAATTTATATTTAAAGATGAATATTCAAAGCTATTATTATTTGAGATTAAATATATATTTTTTGATATAATAAGAAATTTAAGTGACTATAACAAAATGATAGAGTTAAAAAAAGACTCTGAAAAAGGCTATAACGAAGATTAAACGGGGGTGTTATAAATGGCAACAGTACGAAAGAGGAGTAACACATATCAAATAAGAGTATCAGCCGGATATGATTTTAAAGGCAATCAGATTATAAAATCTAAAACGTGGAAACCCTCGCCCACAATGACAGAAAGACAGATAAAAAAGGAACTTGAAACACAAACAGTATTATTTGAACAACAAGTGCAAAACGGTCAATTTTTAGACGGTAATATAACAGTATCTGAATTTATAGAACGTTGGTTTAAAGAATATGCTGAAAGTCAATTAAAGGTCCGTACTCTGCAAAGCTATAAAGATTTAATACCACGCATTACGCAAGCATTAGGACATATAAAGCTATGTAAATTACAACCTCATCACTTAATGGAGTTTTATAATAATCTTACGGAAAGCGGTATAAGACTTGACACAAAATACAAAGCAGTACCCAATCTGAAAGAAATAGTAACCGCCGCCGGATACACTCAAAAATCTTTATCAGCGGCGGCAAATATTGGAGTATCTACTATAAGGGCTTGTTATGAGGGGCGGAATATTTCAAAAGATACAGTAAATAAACTTTCCGCCGCACTTAACAGAAAAGATATATTTCAGCCCGTCAATAGTAATAATACACTTGCAGATACTACAATCGTAAAGTATCACCGTATTTTATCATCTATACTTACAACGGCGGTACAATGGCAAGTAATACCGTCAAACCCTTGTAATCGTGTTAAACCGCCTCACGTTGAATATAAAGAGGCTCCCGTACTTGATGAATTACAACTTGACCATCTTATTAATTGTTTAGATAATGAGCCATTTGAATATAAAACCGCAATAATGCTTGTAATATATACAGGTATGCGGAGGGGTGAATTATGTGGCTTGAATTGGTCCGATATTGACTTTGAAAGAAATCTTGTACACATAACTAAAGCCATTCTATACACACCCGAACAGGGAATTTTTGAAGATACACCAAAATCAAGGCAATCAAGCAGAGCAATAAATATACCGCAAGAGATGATAACACTTTTAAATCAATGGAAAATAGAGCAATGTAAGCAAAAGCTTTTACTTGGTGACCAATGGAAAAACACCGATAAAGTATTTACTTCAAGTAACGGTGATGTAATGCGTCCCGATAGTCTTACATCTTGGTTTCAAAGATTTATAAAACGTAATAACCTACCAAACGCACATTTACACACACTCCGACACGTTTCGGCAACTTTACTTATTGCCGGTGGTGTAGACGTTGCAACAGTTTCAAGCCGTTTAGGACACGCAAATAAAAGCACTACACTTAACATATATACGCACGCTATAAAATCGGCAGACGCAGCGGCGGCAAACTTATTACAAGATATGTTACACCCTCAAAAGCGTTATCAAAATGAGCATTAATTCTGTCCTTTATTTGTCCTTTATTTGTCCTTTAAATCTGTAATAAAGGACAATAAAAAGTAAAAAGATATGAAAAGCAACACCTTAAAAACGGCATAACTAAGCCATTTTATAACAATATTCAATAAGATATAAAAACCTTTTATATACATTGGTAATGAAGAGGTCGGCGGTTCGACTCCGCTCGTTAGCTCCAAGGAATTGTCCCCGAATTTGGCTATATAGCTTTGTTTGGGGGCTTTTTGTTT